CGGCCGTGCCGCCCGTGATAATGCGCGGCTGGTTCCACGGGTTCGCGCTGATCTGGACGTCGGTGTGATTCGCGCCAGAGATGAGCGTGCGCGGGACGATGGACGCGACCGTCGACATCTACGAAGCCCTCGCCTTCTGCACTTCGTCGCGGATCGCGCGTGCGATGTCGTTCTTGAACTGCGTCTGCATGTAGCGCGCTTGTTGTTGCTGGGCCGCGAGGATCGACCCCAGGACGTTGCTGTCGGTGGCGCCGCCGCCGCCCATGTGCAACATCCGCCGGAACGCGCGGAAGCCGCCTGGGCCGCCGAGGGCCATCATGTCGTTGGTCGACAGGACGCCTTCACCTGGTGTCAACATCGCGGGCACGGTGTCGGTGGCCTTCGGCACGAAGGGGAGGACGACGCCGCCGGTCGGGAAGTACTGGATGCCGTGATTGCCGACGACGCCGCCGGTGGCGCCGTAGCTCACCGATTCATTGGGCTGCGGCATCGGCGGGACGTTCCAGTGCACGTTGTAGTTGACATCCACGGTCTTGGAATCCGGGATGGCTTTGATCCCATCGGCGGATTCCGTCAGCCGCGCGATCAGTTCATCGAACTTCGCGACGATCCGATCCACACCCTGGCCGAACGTCTCGGCGAACGTCACGCCGTAGTCCTTGAGGTCGGTGATCTTGTTGCCGTTTTCGTCGGTGAGCAGCCCCATGTCCGCCATCTGCTGGAGCATCGGCTGCATGTTCGCCGGGATCTCGGTCGAGGCCTGCACCGACTGCTGGACGAACGCGCTCATCTTGCCGGCCATCAGCGTCATCGCCTGGGGCGCCTGGACGCCGAGGACATCGACCATCAGCCGGTAGTCGTTCATCAGCGACTTGGCTTCGTCGCCCAGTTGCTGCGCGCGCCACTTCGGGCCGAGCTGATCGATGGCGATCCCGTACTCGTCGATCAGTTCTTTCGCGCGTTGCTGGTCGGCGGCCTGCTCGTTCATCACCGCGTTGATTTCATCGATGGCGCCCTTGTAGGCCTGCGGGTTCTTCGTGTCCCACAGGCGCAGCGTGACCTGTTCCGCCTCGGCGGCGGTCCTGCCGGTGGCCAGGAACGCGTCCCGGATCGTGATCGTCGTCGCGGCCCAATTCCGACCCTGCGCTTCGGCTTGTTGTTGGAGGGTCATCATGCCGCGCAGTTGCGTCTCGAACGCCTGGACGGTGGCGCGGCCCTGGAGCTCCTCCTGCGAGGGACCGCCGAACAGTTTCTTGATCCCGCCCCAGAGCGCCTGCAGGCCTGGCCCGATCAGCGCGCCGATTCCAGGGATGGCCGCCCCGAGCGCGCCGCCGATGGTGTCCCCGAAGACTTTCGACAGGCCCTTGGTCGCGGCCTTCGTGGCGCCGGCGAACGCGCCGTCTTCGCCGAACAACGCGCCCCCGAGCTCCGCGCCGACCGCTTTCAACGCGCCACCGACGCCTCCGCCACCCGTGAACGCGGCCATCAACTGTTTTGGCAGGTCGCCGAGGGACCCCTTGAGCGCCTCACCGAACGACTTCGTGACCTTGGCCGCTTCCTGGACGGGTCCGACGAACTGGTGCTGAATGTCCGGCCCAAGGTCTTTGACCTGGATCCCGACTTTTTCGAGCCCGTCGGCCATCCCCTTGAACCCGAAGTTGGCGATATGCGCGGTCTGTTCCACCTTGTCGAGTTCGGATCGCATGGCGATCGACCGGCGGACGAATTCGAGTTCAAGGTCGCTGGTCTGGCCGACCGAGGTGCGCAGGCCGAAGAACCCGGCTTCGAGCTCGTGGATCTTGTCGGTCGTCTTTTTGACTTCGGCCGCGTGTTTCTTGTTGGCCTCGGCCTCCTCGGTGTGGGTCTTGATCGACGCCTGCGCCGCGGCGGTCAGATCGATTTCCGCCAGCTTCGCGTCGTTGAACACTTTTTCCAGTTCCTTCGCCGGGTCCTTGACGCCGATCAGTTTGTCCTTCAGCTGTTGCAGGTTGCGCGCGGCGTCGCCGCTCACGGCGGGCAACTGGTCGATGTGCCCGGTGAACACGTCCCAGGCGGCCGACGCGTACCGGAACCCTTCGGCGACCGCATGAAGCAACTGCGGCACGCCCGTCAGGAAGGCGATGAACTTCGCCGCCGGCACGGCGTAGTCTTTGAGCACTTCGAGGAAGGCATTGGCGACCGGCAGCAGATCGCGGCCGATGGCGATCGACAGTTCCTTGGTGTGGACCTCGAGCGATTTCATCTGCATCGAGAAGGCTTCGGCCTCGTCGGCCTCCTTCTGGGTCCAGGGTTCGATGTCGGCGGTCAGCGCGAACGCCTTGCCGAGATCCTGGAGGTTGGCCGCGACGTCGCGATACCCGCGCCCGAGGACGGCGGCGCCGGCGGCGGCACGTTCGGCGGGATCCTGAATGTTCGTCAGCCCCTGCGTCACCAGCTCGAGATAGTGGTCGGGACCGGCGGCTTTCAGTTGTTCGGTGGACAGGCCCATTTTTTTGAGGCCTTCCTCGAACGCCGCGCCGCCCTTGCCCATGTTCTGTTCGAGTTTGAACACGACGTCGGTCATCGCGGTCAGCGACGTGCCCGCGACTTGCGACGCGTTCGACAACTTCGAGAGCGCCGGCACGCTCATCCCGGTTTTGTCGGCCATGTCGCCCAGGTGCGCACCGACTTCGGCCGCCTCACTCGTCATCTTGAATAACGCCAGGCCGACGGCCACAAAGGACGCGGCCATCGCGAACGCCGCCGTCGCGGTGACGCCCATCGTGTCGGCGAGGGCCATCAGACCATCCTTGGCGGTCGCCAGCGGACTGTTGATCGCGCTTTCGAGGTTGAATTTGCTGGTGAAGTCCTCCCACGCGCTCGTTTGTTTTTTGGTCGCCTCGGCCATCTGCAACATCGCCGTCGGCGCCTTCAGCCCCATGGCCTCGTACTTCTCGATGGCCTTGGTCAGGATCGCGTTGGCGCGCTCCTGTTCGGCCGCCGTCAACTTCGTCGCGCCGCCCATCTCGGTGAGCGCGGCCGTGACCTTGTTCGCCGCCTGGAACAGGCCGGCGCCGCTCATCGACTGGACCGTGCGATCGACGGACTGCTTCATCGCGTCGATGGTGCCGATGCCCTCGAGCAGGTTCTTTTTCAGTTCGGCCGTGTTGTCGGCCCACCGGATCGTGTTGGTGATCGTCGCCATGGGTCACCGGAAGGTGTCTTGCGCGAGCGCGACAACGGCGGTGTCCATTTCGCGCGCATACCCCACACGCGCGGCTTCGGCGGCCGGACGCATGTGGGGGCGGGCCGTCATGCGGACGGTGCCGTACTCGAGCCAGAGTGGGAGATTCGCCGGGCGATTTCTGATCAACCCGTACCCGACGATGTACTGCTTGTTCGGCGCGTCCTCCGTCACCTGGAGCGCCGCGGCCGTGTTGCCCTCGCCCTTCGTCTGTGCGCGCAACCGCGCTTGCGCGTCGACCTTGACGCGGCCGGCCCAGGTGCGCGCCACCGATTTACACGTCTCGGTCACGGCCGCCGGAAAGGTGTCGATCTCTCGCCGGAGTTCCGCCACCCCGGTTTGCGTGAACGTGGAATCATTCGGCATCGGCGTCCTCGTCCTCCAGGTCGTCGGGCCCCGTCTCTTCATCACCGAGGAGATCGCGCTGGCCGGCGCGCCGCGCGTGGTCCTCGCGCTGCTCGCGCGCCTCCAGGTATTCCCCGTAGGTGGTGTGCGGATGGTCGTGAAAGTACAGGTCTTCGTCGTGTTTCTGTTCGAAGTACACGCCCCACTCCGTCAGTTCCCAGGAATCGGCGCGAGCCAGCAAGTCGCCGACCGTCATGCTCAATTCGAGCGCGAGGTCGAAGACGAATCGCCGGAAACTTCCTGGCTCGCGAAATCGTTTCCCATCTCCTCCACGTCTTCGGCGGCCTTGCCCGACAACTCGGTGCACCGCGCGATGATGCGATCGAGGACGCCGGCAGGCAGTTTGCCGAAGATGTCGGCGTCCTGATCGTTCAGGAGGCGTTCGCCATGCTCGTTGACGATGACGCGCACGGCGAGCTGCGCGCGAAAATTGCGGAGATCGCTTTGGCCGGCGCGCCGACCCCGGCGGATGCGCAATCCTTCTTCGAATTTGTCGCGCTCGATACCGGACATCCCGCGCACCCAGATGGCGCCACCGAGTTCGGGGACGTATAGGCAGTCCCGCTCGATGCGCGCCGTGCGGGCCGCCTCGAGCAGTTGATCGCGCGTCAGCGTCGTGTGGCCGTTCCCGTTGCCGTTTTCGCTCATGTCATCCCTCTTGTCCTCACCCGAAACACGACGGGGGCGCCGTAACCTGGCGAACGCCTGCTTGTGACGTTGCGCTCACCGGCCGGGTCGTCAAGTGGCACGGCGAGTTCTCCCAACGGACGTTTTCGCTCACCAATTCTCGGCGCCGTTACCGCTGCGGCTTTCTTCGCAGCCCCATCGACCAAACAAAAAGCGCTCGCCGCATCGCGCTTGAACACAGCGACACGGCGAGCGCAAGCGTGACGGGGCGGCGCGACTCGGTGTCTCCGATCGCGCGTGGGGTCAGGTGTCGGCGGTCGTCATGGTTAGCCCGGTCCCGCTGCCCACGCCGTTCCTGTCCAGTGCGCACTTGTCGCGTCGCCGAGCACGACGTACTGCCCGGTTGTCCATGCGGTGTTCGGCGACGCCGTGATGCCGGTCATCGCCGCGAGGTTCGCGGGTGCTTGTGCGCCGGCCGGCGTGAATGACCCAGGCGTGCCGGCCGTCGCGCCGGTCGCGGGGATCACCGACGTCGCCACGCTGAAGATCCCGGCGACGGTGAACGTGACCGCCGTCATGTGGCGGTCGCCGCGCGTGCCGGTCATCACCGGCATCTCGCCGACGAAGCAGGGAATCGTCCATTGTGGATTGCTCACCGCGACGGCGCCGCTCGCGGGCTTGGCTTTGACGTCGAACACCGTGCGCGCCTGCCAGGCCGCCATCAGCGTGGCGTAGACCTTCGCGGTGGCGTAGTCCTGATAGAACGTCACCTTCGGGTCGGTGATCGTGATCGTCCCGGCCATCGAGTAGTCCTGCAACTCGGTCATCGCCGCGGCGGCTTGTTTGTTGATGCCGACCGTGATCTCGAGCGATTCGACGTGATCGCTCAGGTCCACACTGTTGACGATCAGCGAGACATCCCAGAGAACATGTTTCCCGGTCACCACTCCAGGCATCGGCTACTCCTTCCCGGTCGGTTGATCATCGGCCGCGGATTCGGCCTGTACGTCGCGCGGAAACCGGAACCCGCACCCGCCCAACTTCACCGAACATTCCCATTCGTCGGCGCCCTGCATCCCGCTGAAGTCGATCCGCCACTCTGGCGGATGGAGACAGCCGGTCGGCGCCGGCTCGATGAGGGTCGCGCGCTCGACGGCCGCCGCGATCCGCTCAAGGGCGACCGCGATCCGTTCGCCGATCTCCAGGGCCTTCGCCTCGGCCTGCGCCGTCACGGTTTGGTCTCCTCGATGAGGCAGACCCAGAACTGCACGCCGTGAAACAGCGATCGCGTCGGCATGTCGGGGTCGTAGTCCGGCATCACCGTTTCCTCGTCACACGCGAGCGAGTGCGCCATCATCGAGAACCCGGGCACCGTCAGCGTCCCGCGCTGGAGCAGGTATCGAATGCGCGACAAGATTTGCTCGGTTTCGTACGGCGAGTTTTTCTCGCTCCAGACGTCCACGTTCATCCAAACGCGGCCGCCCTCGAGCCCCATCGCGCCGTAACCGCCCGCGTTGGTGCCGGCGCGCGTCAACACGACATATGGCATGGTCGTCGTGGTCGACTGCGGCAGCGCCGTAAAGACGCCGTGCACCATGCCCATCAACGTCGCATCGCCCTTCAAGGTGGCGAGCAGCGCATCGCTGAACGGACTGACCGGCGAGCCGTGATACGCGATCCCGCTCATGGGGTGTGCTGCGCCTCCCGACAGAGGAGCTGCAGCTCCCAGTGGCGTTCGCCGATGTCGAGCGGCGGCGCGACGATTTCGAACGAGCGGTCGCCCATCTGCGTGTCGTGGTACGTGAGGGCGCTGGTGGACTTCACGTCCTTGCGGTAGTGGATACAGACCCGATAGGTCGCGCGCGGCTCGATCTGCTGGGCATACTGCAGGTCGCGACCGCTCAACTGAATGACCGAGGCCAGGATGTGGTCCGCGAAGACCACCTCGGTTTCGATCCAACCGCCGTGCCCGTCGTCCACTTCCTGTACGCCGCTGAGCGACACGCGTTGCCGGTACTCGGCGATCGGCGTCGCCGCCCATCCGCTCGCGGCGGTTGGCATCACGCCCGGGCTCACGGCAACACCTCGGGGATGTAGGGCGCGATCAGACTGTCCCAGCCGTACGGCATTTCGGTCACGATGTCGATCGCCGCCAGGTCGCGCCCGAGCGTGGACCAGTAGCCGACGAGGACGCCGAGCGCCTGGATGATGTCGCCAGGAATCTTGTCGGGCGTGTCGTACCCGGCGGTCACGGTAATCGCCCAGGGTTGAAAGAACCGCGCGTTTGCCGGGGCGTTGTCGATGAAGGCGATGCGCGATCCGGCCAGGTCGACGACGTACGCGGTCGGATCGAGTGCCTGTTGCGTCCCGTCCGCCAGCATGAGCGTCACCGACTGCACCGAAGCGAGCGGACGGACGATCAGCTCGAGGATCGGCGGCACGGCGTCGTAGAGCAACGTCTGGGTTTGCGTGAGCAGCGCCATGCCGGTCTGGGTCTCCCACGATTGGCGCGCCGCCCGAATCATGTCGTTCATCAGGGCATCGCGCGGATCGCCGTCTGGAAAGTCGAGCCCCGAGCGGAGCTTGCCCTGCGCGAGCGACAGCGGCTCACCCGCCGGCCCGGCGTCCACAACAACCACCCGATGCAACCCGAATCCTGACGACGGTGCCGCCGGCCACATCCAGCTGCCGGTGGTCGGCGCCGGTGCGGGTGGCGCCGGCGTCGGGTTCACGGTCGGGCCCTGGTAGGTGAACTGAATCGCCTGCCCGACGAGCGCCGCGCCGTTGGCGACCCACGCGACCGGCAGTTCCACATAATCGGTTTTGTCGATTGGCACCGCCACCGTGACGAACGCGGCGTACTTGGTGTGATCGTCTTTGTCTTGCAGGTAGAGCGTTGAGCCGATCGCCAGGCCCATGAGAAACGCGTGCACGTCGAGGCCGTCTGTGGTCTCGTTGCGCACCCACACCTTGCTGACCGCGGTGTAGGGATAGGCGCCATCGAACCGTACCTGATTGCCGGTCGGCGGCTCGGTCACGCTCGTCGAGAACGTGAACAGCCACGTTTGGCGAATCGGGATGGCGACGGCGCGGTCACTCATTCGCGCGTCCTCCGCGTGCCGCGGCGGTAGGTCGCCTGGGTAAATTCCCCAGGCTGGAGCACGACGGGCGGCACGCTCATCGCCGGCCGCGTGGCCGCCAGGAGCGCATCACGGGCTGGCAATTGCACGACCACCAGCGGTTGACCGTCGTAGTCGGGGCTCGTACAGGTTGTGTGCGGCGCATCGTCCACCGGGCACCGTCGCGGACCTGGCCACCACGCGTCGTACGGCGACGAGAAGTACCAGCGCATCACGCCTTCCCCGCAACCCACGCCGTGCTGGACCAGTGCGCGAACGTCCCGTCGCCGAGCAACACGTATTGCCCGGTCGTCCACGCCGTCGCCGGCACGGCGGTGACGCCGGTCAGCTCCGCGAGCTTGTCGGGCGAGTCGCACCCGGCGGGTGTGAACGTACCAGGGGTGCCCGCTGTCGCACCCGTTGCCGCTGGCCCGTTGTTGCTGAAGCCGCCCTGCGTCATGTCGATTGGGATCGGCGCCGGTTCCCGCGAGGAGATGCCCGCGTCGGCCGCGGCGTTGCTCCAGCCGGGCGCCGGTTCGGCCTGGAGCGTCTGTGGTTCATCAGCCATTGTTGAAATCCTCGCGGCCGGGCTCCATCTATCCGGCCACTTCCGCCTCACAGGGCTGAGCGCGCGCGTTAGTTCAGTCCGGTGATTTTGCCGAATGCGCCTGGGCGGTAGACGGCGAGTGCGAGCCGTTCCTCGGCGCGGATCGCCACCAGGTTCTTGATGAAGAAATCCTGATGGCTGTTGGACGCCTCGACGCGGATGCCGCCCTTGCGGAACACCTGACTCATCGTGCCGAAGGCGCCGACCAGGGACGTGCCCGCGACAATCGATGGCGTCGGCGCGACAGGGATGCCCCAGAGGGTCGCTTGCGGCAGCGGACTGAACGGCCCGCCGCCGTAGTAATTCGCGTTGGCGTCCTTCGACGTCTGGATCGTGAACCAGTTCGTCGGATTCAAGACGATCCCGTCGGGGTAGACGTACGCCGACGTCGCGATCGCCGTCACCTGCCGCAGGATCGCGTCCGCGTTGGTTTCGGGCGGCGTGGCGCCGGCGTTCCGCGCGACGGGGGTCGCGAGGCCGGTCCGGTTCATCACGCCCATGATGTTCGGCGGCGTGCCATTTCCGTTCAACAGTTGGTCTTCTTCAGCGAGCTGGACGCCGAGCGTCAACCGCGCGTCGATGTACGACTGAATGGCCGGGACGTCTTCGAGGAGCTCCTCGGTGACCGGCAACCAGTGCGCGATCTTCGACACGGGGTCCGTCTTCTGATCGAAGACGAGCGCGCTTTCGGGTTTCACACCGCCTTCGGCGACCGGCGCGGCCGCATTGGTGAAGGTCGTCTCCACCATGTAGACAATCGCGTTGGACGTGGAGGTGCCGGCCGCCATCAGGTCGGCGACCACCAGCCGCTTGAACAGCAACGGCTGAATGCCCGGCAGATACTGCGGCACCAGCAACTTGCCGCCCGACGCGGGATCTTCCGTCAACGTCGTCGCGCGCAAGGGGCCGAAGCACTCAATCGGCGGCGACGCCCAGGCGCCATTGCGGCGGTGGCCGCCCTGCTTGATGAACTGCTGGAACTCGGCGTTCTGCACGAACTGTTGGCCGATG